ACGCCTTCATTGAAGCGGCGGGTGCCGGGGACAGGAAGAGAATCGTTCCGCACAGCGACGTTCGACAGGATGTTGTTCGAGGGAACCATTGGCAGGATGGAAAGCAGTGGGCACTGGCGGTCGAGTACCCGCGCAGCAGTCACCAGAGACGCATTGGCGTCAGTGGACGAGTAGTTGTTCACTACGTCGATAAATGTCGAGTAACCAAGTTGCGATACGTCGGGCATAATGGAACTCCTTTAGGTGCGGGCAGGCTGCATCTTGCTGTTCGGGAATGGATTGCCAGCACCAGTGCTGGAGATCGTGTTCCCGCCCTGCGGTGATCGGTCTTCGCCAGTAAGCGCAGCGAACTTCATGATGAGGCGCATCGTCTGGAGCCGGGTAGTACCCGTCCCCGCGTCGAAGTCCTTATCGAATTCAGTTCCGATGTGCTTCTGGTAAACACGTTTCGCCAGTTCCACGTTGGTATCGAACTTGTCGCCCCACTCGCTTTTCAACTTCTCGGTCGCTGCGGTGACCTCACCCGCGATCTTGGCGTTGTGCGCCTCAACCATCTGGGTCATCTGAGCGTTGAAGGCTGTGCTCAGATTCTTCGCCTGGGTCTTCGTCAGACCAAGCGAATGAGATACCTGCTTCCAATGGTTTGTCCACTCGGGAGCGTTCTTGTCTTCTCCGTCAAACTCGTATTCTTTGGCGTCCTTCGGTCGGCCCAATGCATCGTAAAAGGCAGACCGCTCAACATCGCTCGCGTCATCCTTCAGTTTGGGAATTGAATTGCCCAGCTTCTGCTCCAGGTCGGCGGCCTTCGTGCTCGTCTCAAGATAGTTTTTGGCGAAGTCGCCAACCGTCTTGAATGGCTTGAAAGTCTCGCTCTGCTGCAAGTCGCCGGGAAGTCCCGCTCTCCATCCCAAGGATTCCGTCTGCTGCTGTTGAACTTCTTCAGGCATTGTTACCTCTTCGATTCAAAGTAAACAACTGATTTCGTTGCGCGTCAAGTTCCTTCTTTTTGCTCAAGTCCCTCGAAGCCTAAAAAGTCGTAGCAGAAATGCTTCAGCTTGCACGAGTAGTCGTCCCAGAGGGTGAAGCCAGAATCCCGCGCACGAATCGAAAATGCCCAGTCGTCCTGATGGCAAATCCCGTCACGGATCATCGGCATAAACAGCGCGTATTGCGTCTCGTCACCCACCTTGTACGCAAGCTCAGGGTAATCGGCCATCATCTTCTCTAACGCTGAAACCTTGATGGTCAGGCTATGCGCCGCACAGAACTTCGTCTCGTGCAGGCCGCCAGTTTTGAACTTCTCCGCGAACTCGTCCCACGTCTCCGAGTAGTTTGCCGGGGTGAGTTGGTAGACGGTGTTCTTGCGGTAGATGCCGTTCACAATGTCCTTGTCGTCATTGACCAGACGGACGATGGCATCGTGCGGGAAGATCACATCATCAGCGGCGACGAACAGGTGTGTGTCACCCTCAGCGATGCACTGAGCCATCGCGGGGCCGTAGTTGATAAAGCCCGGACATCCACGTCGCACCTTCGTTATCTTGACGCCGAAACCATTTGCCACCGCGAACTGAGCGGCTATGGTGAGAGAGTCCATTGATTCGTCGAACGGCTGCATACGGGGAGCGAGTATGACCCGCACCTGAATCGGCATTGCCCCTCTTTCTAGGTGTCGGCGGTGACGCGAGCGATGTCCGTGGATTCGCACACCAGAATGGCTCGCTTTCCAGTGGCAACCACAACGCCAGTCTGTCCGGCAACGAGGAACGTAACAGCCTGTCCCGAGTTGTTGAAGACCGAGAACCGCTGACCAGGGTTGGCCGCTGGGAACGTGGCTGTGGCCGCGCCGCTCGCATTGGTCACGATGATGTGGCTTGCCGCCGTCTCCGCCGGAGCAAGCGCCCAGTTTGCCGCCGTTCCGTTGTAGTTGTGCGTGACCTGCTTGATGAGCGACATCGTGCCGCCGGGGAGTCCGGCTCCGGCGCTGCCGAGAACTTCGACAGGAACGCGGATGCCATCGGCACCCGGCCACTGAGTGTTCGAGTAATACGGTGCCTTGCTGTATCCTGCCATGTCCTACTCCTTCTCAATCATTTCGAGTTCCAGATAGATGCTATCAAACGCTCCCGCTGTACGTGCAATCGTCTCAGCGAAATTCTTTTCCGTCACGAGTATAGGGTCATTGGGGTCGATGTTCATAGCAAAATGTCCCAACTTCAAAATGTCCCCCAGAACTCTGCGGCCCTCATCGGTTCCAAAGACGTTGCGGTAACGTTGCTGCATCTCCTTCGCGGCGTCACGCGGCTCCTGCATTGTCGCCTCCGCTCATCAAATTCTGCAGAATTGACCCCGCTTCGGGAGCCTTTGCCAGCTTCGCCGCCGCGCCTGCCAGCTTCGGAATGTTCTCCGCCGTCTGCTCCTGCTTCGCCTGCTGCTGAAGGCTCTGCATGATGCCTGCGTAGGTCTTGTCGTCATACAGGCAGTCCACCGGAACGTTGACCGACTCTGCGAACTCCTTGAGCATGTAGCGGCTATTGATCGCGTGTGGGATGCTGGGGTCGATCTGCGACAACTGGGTAGTCAGACCAAGGAACGAAGTCATTCCCCGAACCTTCGTCAACCGGGTCTGCGCTTGCGCCAGAGGGCCGAGGTACTGAATCTCCACCTTCGAGTGCGAGGATTGCAGCAGGATGTCGGGCGGCGTGGGGATTCTTCCGGCGGCGGCTTCGATCCGGTACATGCGATCCATGATCGGGTTCAGAGCCTCAGTCTGGAGGTTTCCCACGCGAGTCCCAAGCACTGCTGCCTTCTCCCCTTGAATCTCCTGCACCTGTTCCTGCACCATGCGCTCGCTCTTGCCTTGCGCGGCAAGCTGGCTCATCTTCTGGAACACGTCAGTGTAGAAATACTCGTTGATGATAGCGGCACGGCGGTCTTGGTACTCGACCGTGAAGGGTAGGTTTTGTACTCCGGTCGTCAACTGCTGAGGCATCCGAAGGCGAATGTCGCCACGGTTACTCTCTAGGTACGTGATCCCATTTGCGCCGCGCTGGATGGCTCCCCGCTGGTCGGCGTACGCAACCAGAGGCGGCTCCGCTGCCTGCTGGCCTACCTTCAAATTGGTCAAGCCCATCTGGTTTGCCAGAGCGATGGCGATGAACGCATCATGCCCAGGGCCGCGTCCGTACACCTCGTCAGAGTTCTTTCTCCACCGCCATGTGAAGATAGGCATGGAGTCGTACCCACCCTCTTGCACCAGTGAAACTTTAGGCCCACCGCCCGTCGCAGTGTTGGGCTTGCCATCCACTCCGAGAATTTTTCCACCCTTGCGGTAGAGCCACACGGACTCCCACTCCTTGCCTTTAGCGTCGATCCGTCCCGGATGGTAGTCAGCGCGTGGGTAGATGGCGTGGCAGATGTCGCGCTCGGCGTACATGTTGCGCTCGTAATCCTTTTTGAAGTTGTTGTCGGCCTTGACCATCTCTTCCATGCCGAACTTCTCTACCATCTGTCGCAGAGTCATTTTGTAGACACGGTAGTTGGTGTCCACCTGCCCAAACTCGTTCTCTGCGATGTAGCACTCGCGGAAGTGAGGCACAGTAAACACAGCGCGAGCGTTTTTGATGTCCTCTTCGACGAGGAAATACGAGGTACCGCAGGTCGCTCCGTCAGAGATAAATTCAGGTGCCTTGTCGTAGAAGTTGGAGCGGTTGAACGCCGAGTACATCACCTCTTTGCAGTCCTGCAGCCACTTCTGCACCTGAGGGTAGGAGTCCAGGCGTTGCCCGTTCCATGCCCGCATCCCTGAAGTCCGAGGGAAGTTCAGCCTGCCGGGAAGCTCCAGCCCAAACCACTCCTGCTCACGCGGAAAGATGTTGCCCGTCATGCCATCGACTAGTTTGTTCCGCGCCAGCGGAGCGGCGTCGTCGTAAATCTCCTGCCCGGTCTGCTGGCCGTCCTGCAAGTCTCGGTCTTGGATGTAGCGGCGTCCGGGGTTGACGAACTGGATGATGTTG